TTTGTACCAGCAGATGAATTAATCGTTCCGTATACAGCTACCTCATTAGATGATGCGGAAGCGGTTATTCATACAATTAAAATTTCTGAAAATGAATTAAGAAAACAACAAGTATCAGGTTTTTATTCTGACGTTGAGTTAGGTCCTCCTGGTACAGATACAAATAACGAATTAACAAACAAGGAACGTGAGTTAGAAGGTACAAAGAAAACAGGTAAGAATGAACCTGTATATACTTTGTTAGAGTGTCATGTAAACTTAGACCTGGAAGGTTTTGAAGATCAAGGAACTGATGGACCGACAGGAATAAAATTACCTTACATCGTAACAGTCGAAGAAGGTAGTAGAGAAGTTCTTTCTATTAGAAGGAACTATGC